ACTATCATTTGGGAAAGCACATTGAGGGAGTTTAATTATTTTGACGACAAATCACAATGTTTGCCCAACCTGTCAGAGATCATTGATCTCCACAGACTACATTCCTACAAAAAAAGAAATAAAAATAATGAAGTTCATTATGGACTACAAAAAAATAGAGAAGAGATCTCCTTCTTACAGGGAGATAGCAGTTCATGTTAATCTCAAAGGTACTAACTCAATCAATACTTACTTGTATCGCCTTAAAAGAAAAGGATATGTTGATTTTATTCCAGCACAAAAAAGATCAGTGCAAGTTATTAAGGAGATACAAAAATGATTGATAAACTTCCAGCTATGTATTTGTTTACAAATGACTACATTACAGGAACTAGAACCTTATCTTTAGCAGAAAGAGGTATATACATAGACCTACTATGTTTTTCACAAAATAGTCATGGCAAAGGATTACCTAACGATATCAGAGAGTTGGCGAAAATGGTTTTACCTTTTGAATTAAGCCCTGAAAAAAATGAAGAGAATATGACTTCTCTTGTAAAGGTATTAAATACAAAATTTTATATAGAGAACAACAGATACTTTAATAAAAGGCAACATCTTGAATACGTTAAAGGATTAGAGTTGTCTAATACTCGTAGTCAAGCAAGAAAAAAAACAAAAGAAAAATTTGATACTGTTTTGTCAAATCAAAAAGCAATCAACGTAGATAAAGATAAAAATAAAGATAAAAATAATAATAATATACTAGCACTAGAACAGGTGTGGAGTTCCTTATCAGTTAAAATGAGACAAAGATCATCAAAACCTAAGTCTTTTTCCAAGTTTAAGGCTCTTACAGACGAAAAACAGAAGCTAGTAATACAAACATACCCTGAATATTGTTCTCAAAATGGTGAGTATTCTGTCGCTTTAGAAAGATTTATTGATAACGAAAAATACAATGAAGTTCAAACTCGTGAGTCAAGAAAAGAAGAAGATGAAAAACATGAATTGCATATGTTAAAAACAAGGTATGAAATGTCTGTAAGAATTGGCAGACCTGTATTCAACATGAGTCAACAAGACTTCGACAAAGCAGAGAAATTATTTGGCAAAGAAAAAGAAAAAACACAAGAAATCTAAACCTAGTCCTAAACCTACTCAGGTTAAAGACTTAGGCGCTCAAGAGATAATTAGGATAGAAAATAAACTATATAGATTACCTGATTATAAAGAATTAAAAATGGGATTGAAGCATATTTACGGAGTATTCAATTCTAACCTTCAAAAGTATTATGCTAAAAATTTACTGTGTCCGCAAGATCACAAGATAAATACTCTTCGTTTTTTAGCTGGTGAAAAGTTAGAAGCACTTGCTGTTTATAGTTCTAAACAAAAATCAATCACCTTTAATTGGGATAAACTGGATAATATAGTTATTGGTGGTATAGAATTATTTGTTGGTAATGGATTTGACGCAGAACAAGAATTTAACGAAGCTATGAAATCAACAAAAAATCATCAGTCAATGATTTGGGATCTATTAATTAATGATATTCCAGTTGGTAGAGGGAAACGATTTTTAAACCTTCAAGAGGCGCTTGACTTACTTCGTGATCATTTTAATATGTCCTAGTGCCACTTTGTTTCGCTTTCAGTGGCACATTTAATAAGGAAACCTTTTATGTTTTTTGACATAATCAAAAACAAAGTCTGCATTCTTTTTGTATTCATTTTGACAGTATGTTCTTAAACCATCATCACAATTACTCATTATATTGTTCCAAGAGTTAAATATTTTTTTTATTATTTTTTTCATGTTAGCTTTATATCAAACTACTCTATGAAAATAGCAATGTTTAGACAACAAAGCTGATATGCAATGCTCAATATAATTATTTACAGTATTGTTTTTTAATACTGTCAGTATCGTTTTTTAATACTGTTAGTATTGTTTTTTAATACTGTAATCTTAATGTTCAACGAATGTTCAATTTAGATACTTACTTCTAAATGTTATAAAAAAATCATGCTCAATAAGTCCGTAAAAAATTCATGGAAAAATCATATTTACGACTTTATTGTGCAGTCATTACAAGAGCAATTTTAGATAACAGTTTTAGAACTTCTCCAAATTATAATAATTCCGACATAGTTATTTGCGAAAGAGCAAGAAAATGGTTTTTTAGCAAAGACTTTGAATATATTTGCTCACTAATTGACATAGAACCCAGCGTGGTGAGAAAGATAAACAATGAGTTTAAAAAAACCAAAAAAAAATTCGCCCAAAATGAAGCCTTCAAAATCATCTTTGAAGTTATCAGACGAAATATTGAATAAAAAATTAATTTGCAGATTATATCTACATAAAGATCAGGATAATAATAATAATGTTGTGGTGATGTTTAGTAATTTTGAGAATGAAGCTGAGTCAAAGCTATTTATAGAGAATTTTAAGAACGACTACGATGAGTATGAAGAGATTGACGAAAGTAATTTAGGACAAAGCTGGACGATCCATTAGGCAACCCAAGAATATCGGATTGCCTGAAATTGTAAGGAGATAAAACTATTCGAAAAAGTATTTTGCTTTTTTTCTGTTCCTGTAATTATGAACAATAAGAATACTCTTGATGTTTTCTTCTACAGTATAAGCATTTTTCCACTGATGAGGAAACTTTTTATAGTTTTCTAAGAAAGAATAGACATCAAAAGACTTTTCTCTTTGCAGTTTTAATAATGCTCGTAGAAAATAAATCCTGTTCCATATTTTAGTTTCTATTTTTGAGTCTTTTAACATTAATATTTGACCTTTAACTTTGTCATATACACTGTCAGAGATAATTAAATTACCATTTTTAAAATCAAAATAGCTACTTCTAATTTTATCTTCGCCTAAAGATAAATAAGTACAAGCTTCAAGTACAGTAGAGTGAGAGACACCTAAAGATACTAAATCTAAATACTTTTTATAATGATCTTGATTTTTACTGTGTACGACAAAAGCACCAGCTATATCAATATTGTTCCAATTATTTTGGACAGAATTGATATCCCTAATTAAATCAATTAGTATGCTTTTTTCTATTGGGAAAACAGAATAACGAACTGGAATGTTTAATGTCTTGCAACATTCAAACCTGTTTTGTCCGTCAATAATTTGTTTATATTGATCAACAACAATAGGATTAACTAAACCAAATTTTTTAATGCTGTCTATCATTCTGCTTACTTTGGGAGATCTAATTTCTCTATTACCTTCAACGAAAACAAATTCGTTATAATTTAAAGAGGTGTAGATCTGATCTTGTAAATATTGAGTCATGATTGACTCCTTTCTAGTATCTAAATGATACTCAACCGCTCACGAAAGGATAAATGAGCAGTTGACTAGCACTTAACGATCAGGTTCGTTGAAAGTAATAGTGAGTTCAATGTCTCCGTATAATCTGTGCTGCTCTTGGAACTCTTCTAATATGTGTCCCAAATTTTTATACATGATACATTGATCCACCTCGATTTTTGATTGATGAGGTAAATGCTTATCTTTTTTCTGATCATATTTTTTTTCGTTAATGATCATAGTATATTTATCAATGTGCATTGATTACTCCTTAGCTAATTTAAATTGTTGAAATTGATAATTAGCAAGATTGTCGTGAACCTTTGCAAATATAGCGTATTCAGTTTCCCCCATTTTAGAGGTATCGCTGAAATACTTTTCCAGCATAAGCTGGGCTTCTTTTGTTGTGAGTTCTATTGTAAACATTTAATGTTTCTCCGATCTTCTTGGTATAAACCAAGAAAAAAACCCTTTTTAAGAGCCATACAGACACTTTTAAGATGTTTGATGAACTCTAAGTCAGGGCTTTTTTATTAGTTTATTAGCTTACCAATCACCTTCAGGTAAATGATCTACAGAGTTATGAACCTCAGTTCTAAACTCTAATGGCTCTGCTTTTGGATAATCTTTTTTTGCTTCTTCAATAGTATCGTAATTAGCAAGATAAGATTTCATTTGTTGACCAGCTAGAACAGAACTAGCTGGATAAAAAGAATGACCATAAACTACGAACTGATCATCGTCAGGCTCGACAGTGTATGAATGGTAATTTACTTTTTTTCCGTTGTAATATTGCATGATATTTCTCCTTTGTGTTTGAATATATAAATATTCAAGAAAGCCCAATGATCAGGCTTTCTAAAATATTTAAGGGTGTGTTTCTTCAAGGCGGTTTGATAGATTATCAATCCAAGTATGATCGGTAGTCCAATCAGAGAGATCCTCGCAAGTATGATCATCATACTGTTTGATGTATAGACACCAGCCACCTTGATCAAAAACGATATACGCTTCATTGTAAATCTCTTCGACAAAATCGACAGTCTCTTTTATCTTGTTGGTAAATTTCCAATTATCGTAATCGTGATAATCATCTTCATTGGGGAACAAATTTTGCCCACCTTGTTGCACTAACCATTTAAGTTTTTGCTTTTTAGCTTCTTGTAAAAGAAGTCTGAGTACGTTTGCTTTTTTTGCCATTATCTATCCCTTGATATCTTCCATATTGCGTTAGTGTGGGCATGACAAAAAGAAAGTAAATGCCATACTGCAATATCGTATGGCTTTTCTGCGGTCTTACAAAAATTAAAAGTTATGTCTTGACCTTCGTAATCAGGTTCGGTCTTTGCGTTTTTATGTAAAATAAAAGTTTCGTGATCCTGATTATTCTCAGGGTTGCCATTAAAGACAATCGCCTTACTAGGAATTATATCGCTAGTAGGGTTATAATCCTTAATCTCGTCAATTATTACAGAGCCGCCAAGAACGTCTTTAATGTAATCGTATTCGTCTAAAACCTTTGACCATTCTTCATCGGTAAAAGATCTTCTTTGATGCCAGTAGTTAGTATATCCCATTATTCTTCTCCTTCATCTTTAAGTCTCTTATACAATTTATAAGAGACATAAAAAAAGACAGTGAGCAGAATGATATCTGCTCCGTCTAAGCCCTGAAGTATCAATTAGAAACTCCAAATTGTGAGTTTTTTAAGAACTCAGTTGCTTCCTCGTGCTTTTTAATTCTCTCTTCATTAGACTGAAAAGTGTAATCTTTGTCGTCAATGTCAGTTATAAAAATAGTCTTAGGAAGAAACCTAGTTTGAAAGATTAAACCAGTAAGCTTCAATCCTTTTTCCATTCTTGAAATCCAGTTTTTCTTTTCAGATTTCTTAATGGTAGTGACTATCTGATCCTGATAGATAGTAGTCACTAATTTGACGTGTGTTGCTGTTTCAATGTCAGCAATTTGTAGTTGTACTTTTTGCATTATGTTCTCCTTGTATGATTGATAACTGTTTCATGCTTTTGCAATCATCAGGTAAGATTACATCTTACTACAGTTATTGAATGGGCTTTCCTTGCTAATTATCTAAACTTTGGGAAGTCTGCTCATCACAAACCTAGCAAGGCACATAAGTTCTGTATTTTTTAAAGTCTGAGGAACTTAGCAAGTTAGACTGTAAGAGTGTATTGATAGGCAAATCTCCTTATTTAATTATTATAGACATATTCGCATAATTGCGAACAAATGCAAACATTAATAAACATACCAGTAAACTTTTTTAATCGTGATCCTGTAATTTTCGCGGAAAGAAAGAAAGAGAAAACTATGTGAATTTTAATCAACTCATATAGAAAGAATAAGAACTTATATAGAAAGAGACATAGGGTTAGGTAGTAGCTGTTGTCTTACTAGAACTACTACTTGTTTAGAATGCTGGAAACTAATGGCATTACCAACAGATACATTTGAACCATACAACATATTATAAAACATTCCGCAAAGGTCTTAAGGCAACTAATTAATAGACAAACCAGCAACGACAACTGCAAGAACTTACCATATATCTACCACAACACTCTAAAACATAACAAAGACAACAAAGAACACAGAACCAACAAGACGGAACTCTAAAACTGCACCCCCCAGCAACACTGCTGTATATACATAGGGAGTGATTACAACACAGAACACATATCTCTAAAGGCATGATAAATTCTAGACTAACTAAACAACAAGTTCCTAATGGTCGCTTGTATTCTTCTAACGAAATACTATCATGGACGCATGAACAATCGTTTAAAAACAAAAGATGTTTGCACTGTGATAAGTTTGGATCTTTTGCAGTAGTGCCGCAAGACGCATATATGCAATATTATTTTTTATGTGGAGATCATTATGAAAACAAAAAAAAAGAAATCTAAAAAAATAGTTAATCCTTTTGCTCTCTTTGTTAAAGAGATGAACGAAACAACACCTGTTAAACAGCATTCAGGTAAAGGTATAGTGAAAGACTCAACTGTAGCAAGAATACAAGATATATATAGGGGAGAAAAAAAGGGTGATGTATGACCACCATTACTATTCCGTATAAGCCTAGAGAATTACAACAACAGATTCACAAGAACTTACAAAGATTTAATGTTCTTGTTTGTCATAGACGATTTGGAAAAACTGTCTTGACTGTAAACGAATTGATTAAGAAGTGCCTACAATGTCCATTACCGAGACCTCGTTATTATTACATAGCACCTACTTACTCAATGGCAAAAAGAATAGCTTGGGACTACCTCAAGTATTATACCTCTGTTTTACCCAATATGGACTACCACGAGACGGAATTAAGAGCAGAGCTACCCAATGGGGGTAGGATTCAATTATTGGGCTGTGAGCGTCCCCAAACGCTAAAAGGACTCTATATAGACGGAGTGGTATTAGATGAGGTAGCCCAAATGCCACCGAAGATGTGGACAGAGGTTATTCGTCCTGCATTGTCAGATCGTGAAGGATT